AACCAATGGCATAGAACTCGATGCTGCCAGTAGTGTCCTCGAAACGGTTGAGCTGTTCGATTTCTTCCTTCGAGAGCGGAAGACCCAACGTCCAAGTGTCCTCCTCCATTGGGTGAGCGAGTGACAGAAAATCGTTGGGCAGTGCGTACCAACGAGGATAGAGGGTGTAGGTCGTCGAGGTGATGTCCTCGATCGGACACATCGTTCGGTCCAGGGTGATGATCGTGCTCGTCTTGCATTCATCGACATCGCAGACGATCGGCGGATCGCCCAGCCGAACCGAAGCATCCTGTGTCCACGTCGGCCAGGTTGCCCCAGTGAGCGTCAGCATCCGTTCGTACAGTCCGCCCGTGAGATCGAAGGAAACGGTCCCCGTGGTCTGGGGTGCGCGCATGACAAGGCGCGCATTGGAATGCAGGAAGGACCAGTTTCGCTCCTGGGGGATTTGCCTGTAAGCTGCGCGGATTGCCTCCCTGCGGAGAGTCTGATCCGCACCGACACCAAGTCCGCGGGCGAAGTATTCCAGCCGCTCGATCACATCGGAGTAGGTGAAAAGGTATTGGGCGCTCACAAGTTCCCCTTCAGGCGTTCTGCCGTGGCTTCCGTTAGTTCAGCCTTCTTTTTCCCGTCGATCTTGCCGCCGTGGTCGCGCTGAACGATCCGATCCACTTCCCTGTTCACAATGTCCGGGGCCACTTGATAGGGCCTATCGAACGGATCGGAGTCCGGTTCGCGTTGCTTTACGGTCACAGCGCCTTCACAGGCGTAGTTCAATTCTTCGCACCGTTTCTTAATGTATGCCTTGGCATTGTCATGCGGCACCCACGCCTTCGGATCGTTTGGCACACCCGGTGCGCACAACCCCGGACAATAGGTCGCGCCCGAGGGACTGATCCCGTGTCGATGCGCATTTGCATAGGCGCGCCTGCGCCGGAGACTTTCGGCATCGCCTTCCCCGAAGCCGTCGCCCCAGTTGGCGACAAAGCTTGTGTCTGTGTGTAGATACGGAGTCGGAAAGCAAAACTCCATCGGCGCTTCACATTGTTGGCATCTGAGTTGACCGCGGAGTTTCTCCATTTCGGCGTGGGACTGTAGCAGTTCAAGTCGAAAGCCGCAGTCGGGGCAAGTGTAACGGTATGTCGGCATCGCTTACCTCCCGCCCTGCTGTGTCTCTTGAGGGCCCTGGCGCGCTGCCTGCATTGCAGCAAGATTCACTTCGGGAAGCTTCACCCGGTCCAAAGGCAATTCCAACGTCTCGGCCGCCATGTCCATAAACGCATTAAACGGCTGCGTCACGCCCATCTGGGCGAACGGTGCAAGGATCGGCAACACGTATTGGGCAAGCGTCTGCAAATCAGACATCTGTTTCTGCCGATTCTTCCGCCGACCCGAACCGGCCTCGACGCTGTAATCCATATCGCACGCGGCCTCGCGCTCATCGTCGGTGTTCACGTAAGCCGCCCAGAACATGGTCAGCGGTCCGTATTTCCCCGGATCATCTACCACAGGTTCCCGAAACAGTGGCGCCACGGTCTGCGGGCCGACATAGAGTCGAGTCATCTGGCCCTCCTTGGCGGCGCAGGCAGCGTTGAAATCCTCTACGGCATCGGCGTAGTCATTGGGCCGGCTGCTCGCGTAGGACTGTCTGATTCCAGCCTCTTCGGCAGAGCGAATCTGCGTTTGTCCCTGTTGGCCGAACATGAGCGGAACCATCCCGCTCGCCGATTCGTATGCACGTTCCACGGCGCTCAAGATGCGCCACGAATCGGTGTTGACTGGAGGAAATTCAATCACCTTGAACAGCTTGTCAACTTCCCGTGCCGAATCGTCGTCAACCGGGACAGTCTGAAGGTCCGGGCCCGACACGATCGCCCGAAACAATGCCTCATCCAACAGCTTGGATGTCACGATGATCTGCCGCGAGGTTGTCCGAATGCGGCACATCAGGAAGGCGTAGAGATGGTCCAGAAAAATCTGGAGCGGCAGGGGGCCTTCCAAAGGCGACGTGGCCCAAGCATTGTCCGTGTTCGGGTACACGTCCATCGGCGTGCAGGGAAAAGGATTGTTCACGTCCTCAAAGAACGCTATTGGCCAAGCCAAGCGGGCTGTGAGTTCTTCCGCCGTCACGGTCTCCCAGATGGACCTGGGAACATTCAAGGGATAATCCAATCCCGGCAGGATAGCGAGATAAGCATGCCGGCCTAGCGACTTGAGCGCTTCGGCCCGACCCTTGAGATCGTCGCCAGCCTGGAAGAACTGCTGCCCCAGCCCGACACGCGACCAGATTTCGTACCAGATGCAGACATCGCTTTCGGCGGACAACTGCGGATCGGATACGCCAAACGCACCCTCCTGCTCGCCCTTCATTTGGTCAACTGCTGCTTTTCGGGCGCTGCGGACCTCTTCGACGGGCACACCCCAATACTCAGCCAGCTTCCATGCTTCCCAGTGATTTTCACGGATGACGTATCCGAGATCGCGCCACTGGTTGTTGTCCGGATCAATCAGGAGATGGTCGACGCTCCCGAAAAAGGTTGCCGGGATGGAACCCGTAGGGCCGTCGACCATTTCGTGCCAACCAATCCCGCGTCCTTTGACAAGACCTTCCTGGGCGATGAGTCGCTGTTGGCGCTTAGCGCCGTACTCCTTGGGAGTGTAGGAGAGCCACCACTGAAGGAACCATGCAAGCGCTTCCTGCTCCATGCCAGCCTTCAGAACTTGGGGAGCGAGGGCCAAAAGGCTCAGAAGGCGCGGGGGCACGGGAGGGGCGGCAGCGGTTACGGTTCTGGTCGGCACCTTGGCGCACGCCCAGGGCAACACCAAGGAAAGAAACTCCCTGGTCTTGTTCAGGCGTGGCTTGTAGTAAAGATCGTCTCCGTCGCCGTCTGTCGAGAACCGGAGTTCCGCATCGCTCGTATCGACGTAGAGTTGGCGGTAGTTCTTTCCGAGGAAACCCCACAGACGATCTGCCGTCTTGCCGAAATGCCGATACTTGTGAACGCGGGCGCGCTTGATCTGCTTACGCCACAGTTCCACGATGGACCGCCAGTATTCCATCCGATTGTTCCTTCACTCCTTAGACTTGTCGGTCTGCGAATGCCGCCTGAAGATGTTTCGAGATTTCGGCTGGACTCTCCGGCACGAGTTTCCGTGGCCTGCCGCGGCGCCGTGGTTGATCGGCTGGGTAGGTAACAGGGGCAATGGGAACCGGTCTGGGTTTCGGCGCAGCGACAGGATCGATCTGGGGTTCGTCGGGCTGCATCGCTTGGAGACGCGATTCAGTCACAAGATGATCCACTTGTCGCTCGATCGCGGCCAATCTTTGTTCGATCCTGCTCAGCCGATCTGGCAAGGCATTCAAGAGTTCCTGCCCTTTCGATAGGCGGAAAATGCCTTTCATCGGGGCGGTATTGGGCCCAGTTTCAAGTTCCTGAGATTCCTCGAATTTCCCCGGAAGACTTGTCCGCTCATCGTCGATGTGCCAGCAGAATCTAAGGATTCGCAGTCCTTGCTCGCCGTCGGCAAACAGGATGTCGGCACAATCTCTGTGCGGATTCACAACGATTCCGCCAATGTGCTCGCTGAAGTCAAGTTGGGTCGAAACTTCCACGAGGTCGCCTACATTGAGCAGACTGTAGTCAAACGGTTGTCGCTCGTTCATCTTTGGGATTCCTTTGGGTTACGGTGCGGTAATAAAAGGACGGGCATGGCCCATTGCACGCTGCCGGGCGCGAATCCGTTGCCGTTTTTCCTGAAGCCTTTCGGAGACGGTCTTCGGCTTGCCAAGCTGCATTTCATGTTCTGCCGACTGGGGTTCGTGATACTGGGGGTCCATGTGGGCCACGTATTCCAAGGCCACCAGCAGGTCTTGCCGCATTTTGCGGCGTTTCTCCGGATTGTTCGGGTCCATCTGGGCAAGCTTGATCTGCCGATCGAGTTCAGGGCATATCCCCTTCATTACCTGGAGAAGGGGCAGACCAGCATACGGTCCGCTTCCACGGACCATCATCCATGACAATAAGCCCTCTTCACGGGCGGCTGGTTGATTCGAGCCCGGGAAGAATCCAGCCAACGGTCCCTGCCGTCTCGGCTTGACGCCAGCTTGCACGAGCGCCGACCAATACTGCTGGGCGACAGATCGGCAACTGGCCGTGGGCGTCTCCTTTCCCATGTCCCGATCCATGACAATGGCCTCGAAGCGCATATCGCCCTGCCTCGCGGCAATCTGCGCGGCCCATGAATGCGCATCGCCCTGTTGAAGGTCGAAAGCATCATAGAGCCACCGGTGCTTCTCCTCCGGATCAATGGCCACAAAGACCGTACCGCAGTGCTTCCGACCTGGGTCCACACCGATGATCCGGCACCATTCGTTTGTCGGCACGGGAAACGGCTCGCAACCGTGGACGCCATTCGGCTCATAATGCCGGTAGATCAGCCGCGTCGTGATGGCGTTCTCGCCGTAGAAGCGGACTTGAATGTCCTCTTCCGTCGTCAGCGTATCGAGCATGAAGGCGCGAGCATTCTCATCGATGTAGGGGTTATCCGTAAGGAGAAGCCGGATCACTTCGATGTAAGAAGAGCCTGTTTTGGCCTTCTCGCAGAGTTCATACATCTCCGGGCCGCCCTCTTGCGCCGTGGCCAGCCAGATAAGCTTCCCGTGATGCTTGAGGAGCCGCGGAATCATTTCGTTGATCCACGGACCGGGGCTGTGTAAGTCCTCGTCGAGCAAGGCAATGTTGATCTGACGGCCGCGAGGCGGGCGGCTGTTCGAGCTTCTCCACAGGAGCTTCCAGCCAGTCGGCAAGATGGTCGAAATCCGAGGAATCTGCTGCGCGAAGTTCTCCCAAGCGTGCTTCACCTGATGAGGAGGAATGAACGGAGGGGCGTCAATCCACTTTTCGCTGTACGCCAAATCATACGGGTCAAGACGAGTTGGATTATTCGGGTCCGGCCTCACGGCCCGGAACTTGCCCGTGTGCTCATCGCGGATCAACTTGAATTCTCCAGGAAGGAACATCTTCCGGAAGATAGGGTCGGTAAGATGATCCTGATCGTATCCCACGACAATGGCACGCCCATCCCGTTTGGGATACTTGTCGTAAGGATCCTTTCCCAGAAGCGCTCTCGAAAGCTCCAGGATTCCGTGAAACGTCTTGGTTGCTTGGTTCGCGCCCGTCAGGATGCGTATGGGCTTGTCGCTGGCATGAAACGGTTCAGCCTTGGGCAGAGGCTTGGCCAAGCGGATCGCCTCCATTTCAAGCTGTGCAATTCGGCCTGCCAATCGGTTGACCTCAATGGCCAAGACAGGCATGGACGCCTTCAGTTTGCGCGGGGGCGGCTGCGGCTGCGGTGGAAGCTCAATGCCGCCAGTCAGGATATTCAGATCGGCTTCAGTCAGTTGAAATGTCATCCGCATCGGCTCCCAGCGCTTCGCGCAGAACAGCCAATTTCACTTGGGCCTGTTCCAGGGACTCCTCCTCC